CAGAGATAAGGACATAGAAGCGTTACTGCATGAGGAATATGCCCAAAAACGTGAGCGTGGAGAATGGTTTAGATTAACAAGAGAAGATTTATTCGAGATAGTCGGGCTAGTGGAAAATTCGTGGAAACGTGGCAAATAAAGTTTATCCAAAAACTAAGCAGAGGGAGGCATTCGTTAAGGTAATGAATGGTCAAAGCGTGTCGAGCGCGATGCGAGAGGTTGGCTATGCGACAAAGACTGCGAAGAATCCTAAAAACCTTACAGAATCTAAGGGCTGGAGTGAATTATTAGAAGATAACTTACCAGATAAGTTATTGGCGAAAGTTCACAACGAAGGACTCAAGGCCTTAAAGATACACGGCACTCAAGATGATTTTATCGAGGTTCCTGATTTCCCCACAAGACATAAGTATTTAGAAACCGCCTATAAGATAAAGGGCAAAGTAGTGGACTTAACTGCGAACATAGACATTAAGCCCCTAATCGACCTAGATGAGTGATGTTAGACCTAGACTCGGATTCACGGAACTGGCTAATTTCTTTCCGAAACAATCAGAAGCACAATTAGCATCTAAGAGATTTAAGTTTGTTTTATTCGGAGGTTCAGTAGGTTCGGGTAAATCGCGCTGGTTAAGGTGGATGTGCCTTTTCTGGCTGATGTATTATTACAAGAAGTATGGAGTGAAAGGGGTCAGGGCTGGTTTGTTCTGCGAGGATTATCCCGCTCTTAACGACAGACATTTATCGAAAGTTAAATACGAATTCCCCCCATACTTAGGAACATACAATCAGCAACGCAATGAGTTTACTTTGTCCCCAGAATATGGAAGCGGAATACTTGCCTTTAGAAACTTAGATGAGCCAGCTAAATACCTATCCGTTGAATTCGCCGTCATCGCAATAGATGAGATAAACCGAAACCCTAAGTCTACATTTGATTTCCTTAGGTCCAGGCATAGGTGGCCTGGTATATCTGACGTTAAATTCTTGGCGGGCTGTAACCCAATAGGAGAGGCGTGGGTAAAGAATATGTGGGTGAAGCGTATGTTCCCCCCAGAAGAGAAAGAACAATACGAGTTTGTATTTGTTCCCGCTCTGCCAACAGACAATCCATATCTACCAGAGAGTTATTACAAAGCCCTAGAGTCTTTACCCGATAACCAACGTAAGGCATATCTTGAAGGAGACTGGGACGCATTTGATGAGGGAATGGATGAGAAAGGATACACGAGATTGGTGAACGACAGAGAACTTCAGGCCGCTATCGTTCATTCAGGAGAACACAATGGATATATTATCGGAGGCATTGACCCTGCGGCAGGAGGAGACGCAAGTGCAATAGTTATTAAGTCGGGAAACCTCCAAGAGATTGTATTTAATCAGAAGCTGAGAGACACAATGGACTTAGTCCACCAGGTAGTTAAAATTAACCGTGATTACAAAGTTGACCAATGGGTTGTAGATAGAACAGGGGTGGGGCAGGGAGTCTATGACCGCCTAAAAGAAATGGATTACAATGTTAGAGGAGTGTCATTCGGCGAGAAGTCCGAAGACCCCCAATACGCAAACTTAAAAGCAGAATGGCATTTTAGACAGAGGAAGTGGTTGTTGTCTGGCGGCAGGTTATTATATAATTCAGGCTGGAATGAGTTTGAGTATGTCAGGTATAAGAATAAGGACGGAAAGATTATCATTCAACCCAAAGAGGATTTATTAAAAGATGGCATCCCTTCACCTAACTGTGTGGATGCGGCAGTTCTCACCCAGGTAATAAGCGATGAGGGAGTGAGAGCAAGCCGAGCACTTAAGATGAGGCGGGGTATTCCGATATACGATGCTACGGACCGCATTTGGCGCAATGAGTAAAGACTTATTCGAAGGAGCAAAAATGGACATAATGGAGGCGGAGACAGAGAGTGTCCCCCTTGTTAACCCTGCGACTGGTAAGCCCGTTATAATTAGAAGGTTCGAGTATGATGTCCCGCCCTACACAATAGACTGGCCGACAGAAGAAGAGATAAGATATATACATCAAAAGAGCATTGAGAAGTTTCTATACAAAGACGAACTTAAACTATTTGATGAGTTGCGTGTTATAATACACAAGGATAAAAACAAGTTTGAGATATTCGCCCCCTGTGAACCTATTACAAGTTCGTACATTGTGGAAAAGCCGCACACTCTAC